CTTTAACTGTTACTATATTAGTCCAGGGATGCTGTATCTTAATCTTACTAGCCTGCTTCATTACCCACGAACTAGGGCCAATATCACGCATTAGTCTACTGAATGGCAAAAAGTATTGAGCATAATCCGCCACTTCTGCACCACCGTAGGGTGTGCTCAATGTAACAGCACCCTTAACACTATTGGGCATAGCATTAGCTAGATGTAATGCGTAAATACCGCCTAAACTATGTGCAACAAACACTAGGTTCTGATAGTTCTGCAATGTTGACTGCATGTCTTTTAGGTTATTTTCAAACCCATTGCGACTATCGTAGTTGATGTCTAGCCCAGTGCCCAGTTTACTCTTAATATAATTGAAACTTTCGCTGGTGGCATTTGCCCCGTGAATATACACCAAGTTCATGCCAATATTTATCAAGCTCCGTATACGGCTTTGGCTTCTTCAGTGCGCCCCTGACGTGCAAGACTCGCAGCATATCGTGCTTGTCCAAATGCTTCTAAAAATGACCAGATTGAGTTTAAAATTGTTTTCATAGATAATTTTCCTTTTGAGAATTGAATTGTCGGATATAACCTTCCAACTGTGCGGCATCGGTAATGCCTTTGGTGCTTAGATATGCATCTAAACTGCTTTGATAGCTAGATCCTGGGAACATTTCGGATAGACGTTCCAAGATGGCTAGCATTTTTTCTGATATAGTCTTCATACTTTTCCTCTGTAAGTGTGTGTAGAACTTAGTGTTCCTACTCAGTATTTACCATGAGAAGTGTTACAACTTGATTAAATAGAACAAACAGTGTATAATATCAAATGACACACAGAGGTTAAATACTAGACTAGGAAAGGCACATGAAACTAAAAACAAGATCGATCCTGCAGGAATTAAATGAATTAGCGGAAATCCGTAACAAGGATGAACTGTTTGAAAGCCGTGCCACTAACATCATCAATTCAGCTATTAATCTGCTGGAAACGTTGAAGAAACACTACACTGCGGAACAGGCAGATGAGCTAGAACGTAGATTGTTAAATGCCATACGCGGTCAGGATCCTGCCAAATTCACACGAGGCATACGTAAGATTGCCGAATCTAAAAGAACCAAGAGACCGTTAAATGAATCAGAGTAAATTACTAGAAGGCGGCAATGTATTCAAGGGTTCAGACAAGCAGCCCCTAACACAGCGCATTGCCACTGCAGATGTAGAAAGCACAGTGGACTACATTGAAAAGATCACAGGACTGGACTTTACCAAAGAGAAAGATCTAGACGATAAAAAGCCAGTGAAGTGGTTAGGCACTACTGGACGCAAAGAAGATCCAGATGGCACATTTGAACGCAACAGTTCGGGCGATCTAGACCTCAGCGTGGATGCCAATGAAGTAGACAAAAGATCTTTCGCCGACAAGTTAATATCACAGTTCGGCAAAGAGAACATCAAATTAAGCGGTGACAATGTGCATTGGAAGGTGCCTATCAAAGGTGACAGCGCCAACGGATTTGTGCAAGCAGACTTTATGTTTTCAGCTAATCCCAAGTTCCAACAAGGATCAATGATCAGTGGTGGTGGAGAGTATCGTGGCGAACATCGCCACATTCTATTGAGTTCTATAGCCAGAGCCAAGAACATGAAGTATAGTCCCAAGCACGGGATATTAAATCCACAAACAGATGAACTGCTGCCCAACGGCAATGATTGGAATCAAATTGCCAAAGAATTGCTGGGACAGACTGCTACCATCAAAGACATCCGTTCAGTGGATGCCATCCTTAACTACATTAAAAAACTGCCCAACTATGAAGAATTAGTCGCAGGGGCTAGAGAAACACTAGGCAAGCAGGGCATAGAGTTGCCTAAGGCCAATCAAATAGAAAGCTACCAACCAGGAAGTATAGGTTGGATGCGTCAACTCATAGAAATAGTAAAATGAGATTCTGGGAACTATTATTAGAAGATGATGCGCCTCCTGCCAAGAAAGTTGGCAGAGAGTTCAACCACCTTGAAGACAAGGTGTTTGCAGAAGATGATGGTGCAATTAAAGTTATACAAGCTCTAAAAGCTGTGGCCAAACCCGAAACCAGCATCACAATCAAATGGGATGGCAACCCCACAGTGTATTGGGGACGTGATGATGACGGCACATTCCGCATGGTGGGCAAGAACAACTGGGGACGTGAGGAAGGTAAAAGCTCTAGCCCAGATGAATTAAAATCATTTATCATGAGTCGCGGCAAAGGTGAAGACTGGCGATCCAAATTTGCCAGTGATATGGCCGCGATGTGGCCCATATTCGAAGCTGCTACGCCCAAAGATTTCCGTGGCTATGTCTACGGTGATCTCCTGTTCCACCCAGGCAAGCCATACACAGGTGCAGATGGTAGGATCTCATTCACCCCTAATCAAGTCACTTACTCAGTTTTAGTCAACAGCGACACAGGCCGAGCACTGGCCAAGGCCAAGGTAGCTGTGGCAGCTCACAAGGTATTCGGTTATTTCGGAGACAAGAGTGGAGAAGACTTTGATAATCCAGAACTGTTTAATAACACTCCTGCACTTGAAGTATTTGGACTCACAGCAGTCAGTCACAGACCAGCTGTGGGTGCAGAAAATCTGGCCAAGATTGAAGCTTTGGCCAAGAATCAGTCAAAGATCAACGGCCTGCTGGCTCCTGTCGCAGGCATGGGTTATCTACGGACAGAGATCTATAACTTTGTGAATAGTCAAAGCAAGGCTAAACAATTAGATAACATCAACACTGATGCGTTCCTGGCCTTTGAACAAAAGACTCCCGCCAAAGCTGCTAAAATAGCTGCACACAGTGAACGTCATCCAGGAGTAATGGATATTTTATTTCAGTTGGTAAAAGAAATTATGTCTGCTAAAGATGAAGTAATCCGAGAGCTGGACGCAGCTGAAGGTGAAATCACAGCCACTACAGACGGCAAGCCCGGTGGCGAGGGCTATATCATAGGCGGCGACAAATATGTGCCTAGAGATCGGTGGACTCCGTTTAGAGCCGATTAACGGTCAAACACCCTGATTTTTCCAATCCAATATAAATACTTGCATAGGGATCAGGTGATTCCTAATATTGCCGGCCTCTGAGCGAGGTCATTGATCAAGGAGAATTTATCATGGCAGACGTAACAAGTAGAAATGAAATTGTAGGTAACGACGGTTCAACCTATGTAACTTTTGGTGCTAACTTTAACAAGCACAGAATCAACCAAGCTGACGTAGGTCGCGAGTTGATTATTAAAATTGCATTGACAAACATGACAGACGCAAACGTTACAACAATTCGTAACGCAATTACACTAGCAGGCGGTTCAGCAGGTGCACTACCAGCTAACACAGGTGATGCATTCACTGTAGCAGCAATTGGTACAGCAGACGGTTCAGCTTTTGTTAGCGGAACAACAGACGTATTATACATGCGTGTTCAAGGCACTGGTACATTTGACACAACAGACGCAGCAGCCGGTATTGGTGGTTGCACTGTTACTGTTGAAGCAGTCTTTACACCAGCACTGTAATTAGTTAATTCTCAGGGATGGGAAGCATTAAAGGACCGCAAGGTCCTTTTTTGTTGGCTGAATTTCTATGAGTTAAATACATACATTATGGCACGATACCGAATTGTTACTCTCGTAGATATAACCCGCAGCCAACCTGATAGGAACGACACCGACAAGACTCTGTTGGGTCAACAGGCCAACTTCAACAGCCTGCTACAGGCCATAGGCATGCGATCCAATGTGGAATGGTTACGTGACCCAAAAAAGCACACAGGAAGACTGCCTGAGCCGGCATCAGGCAAGGCCACGTATTGGATCTGGGAGTTTGACTGCGAACGTGATCAGGTTTTTCTACAAGACGGTGATCCAGTTTATCTGCTAGCACATGACCTCAACCATGTGCCTGTGGTTGTTGATTTAGAAAACAGTGAAGACATCGACCCTGCTGCCTTTCAAACTCAGGGCGACATGATAAATACTTGGGTAACAATGATTTAGGCAAAGTGTGTTTTTACATACTTAGTATAAATACTAGTTCAAAGGCACCCATTAGGCATTCAATCATAGACTAGGCACATGGCTCGGAGCGAGCACTTGACTTATAACATTGGAGACGGCCTTAATGCCTACAGTAGCAGAACGTGTTGGAATAGTAGAAACGCAGGTTTCAAATCTTGGCGAGAAACTAGATGACATAAAAGTTGATGTCAAGGACATGCACGATTGCCTGGACAAAACTCGTGACGGTCTCACGGAGAAATTAAATCAAATGTATGATGCCTCCTGCACACAGCATGCAGAATTAGGTAAAAAACTCAACGAATTAGAACAAAGCAAAAACAAGATGATGATGTATGGCATGGTAGGCATGGCATTCATAGCTGGTCTAGGATGGACTGGACAGTTGAATCTACAGACCATACTCAAGTTCTTCGGAGCATGAAGTAACAGCACTTAAATAAGGACCATAGGTCCTTTTTTTATGACACAAATCAGCCGTAGACTAGAACAGATAGTTCGTCGAGAATTATCTAAAAATATCATTCCTGTTAAAACTCCGGAGGGTATTCTAGTAGGTGATGTGTTGATAACCAATCAAGACAATCTCAAATTCCTGTATAGAAAATCACAGTTACTCTACGCAGAAATACACTTGAACTCTGTGGCCATCAAAATGGCCAATATTCTGGCGATGAGACACAGTCATTTATCAGTTGATCAGTTGTATCGAGCTGATCAAGAATACGGACGTTGGTTTGTTGACAGCCAGATGTTGAGGGCTCAGCATCAAAAAGCCATACATATTCAGGACTATGATCGTGCAGATGTGCTGTGGGCTCGCTACAGCGAGAGTCGAGATCGAACTGTTACTGCTAAAAATCAAGCAGAACGTTTGCTGTGAATTGAATAAATACTACATCAATTTGGATCCCATAAAATGAGAACAACCGACCTTTTTAAAAACAACAGATCTTCTAAAAGACTCAACGAGTCGTTGTCTAAGACATTTGGAACACGGCTAGACCTAGAGAGTTTTGATACTCCAAAGCTAGAGGATGCACGTAACAAATTACGCACCCAAATACACACAGCACGACAAGAAAGCGGATTCAATGAAACCATTGAAAACGAAACACTGACCAAGGCACAGTTCATGCATGATGCCATTGTTGCAGAACTAATGGATCGTCAAGAGCACATAGTTGATAACACACAACTAGAAGGCCGCAGTCCAGAAGTTGAAGAATTTTTGACAAAAGTTGCCAATGATCCACAAGCTGGATATGACATGCTTTACGATGCACAAATGGGAAAGTTTGGCAAAGAGATTGAACGAGTTATACAAGACATGTATGACGATATCACCATCGATACCGGCTATCATGGCGACGATGATTTTGAACAAATTTATGATCGTATGCTGGACAACATCGAATCAGACTATGCAGACAAAGATGTAAAAGAAGGTGCAGATGACGAAGTTGCCTCGGTATTAGGTCGTGTTGCTGACGAAGAAGATTTCGAAAAATTATACGATTTGTTCGGGGATCGTGGTCCAGTAGGTCAATATCTACAAGATCAAATTGATGATATTACAGGTGAAACAGGTCTACATCGTAAAGACGATTTTGAAAGAATTGAAAGTATGATAATGGATCGTATCCAGCAAGAGTTTGGCGACCAGAATGACGACGATGAAGGTGGCGAAACTGATGACGGGTATGCGCTGGCTTCGGCGGGTTTTGGTTCAGACGAAGACTACGAAAGCATTGAAATGGAACGTGTGAGAGATCCAGAAGATTGGGATGAAGGCAACACAGAACCACCAAACAACTTTGCTGTTAGTATCAACGGCAAGCAATGGAAAGTATTTAAGGGCCGTGGAAAGTATGCTGATGATGACAGAGAAAAACAACATTATCTTCAACTCAAAGACTGGGCAGCTAAAAAATCAGAATCCACAGGCAAGAAATGGACAGTTTCTATCACAGGCGCACCCGCCACAGAAAGTATACAAAGAATACAAGGAGAAAGTATGAGTAATCTAAGAGAAGGTGAGATCCAGCAAGCTTCTGCGATCGTCACAGCAAAGACCATGGTTGACAGAGTCAGCCGTTGGATTGAAGAACTATCAGGCATGGAGAATGACACCCTATTACAATTAGGTGATAGCATCCGTGACGAAATGAGTGCTGATCAAGCCAAGAACTTTATCAGTTCAGTGGCACCAGCAATTCAACAGGCACTGGAAAATCTTAAAACCACTAGAGAAACACTCAGCACAGGAGTGAGAATGCTTACCGGTGAAGAGCAAGGTGCAGAAATGCTAGGCGGCGACCCTGCAGCAGGCGGAGATGAAATGGGTCCAGCAGAACCAGATGCTATGAACATGGGCGACGAAATGGGCGACATGGGCGGCGATGAGTTTGCCGCAGCAGAACCAGCAGCAGGCGGCCTAGGTGATGCAGGTCGTGAACAACGCGAAAGCATCAACCGTAGCAGCAGCCTACTCAAAGTATTGGCAGGCTAATGCGACTCAGTGAAATCACTTCTGCTAAAGAACAGCAGCAGTTAGACGAAATTCTACCTGTGCTGGGCGCAGTTGCGGGTGGCGTAGCTCGAGGAGCAGCTGCCTTGGGTAGTGCTGCGTTACGAGGTGGTGCCGCTCTTGCTAAAGGAGTTGGCAACGCAGTGTCACAAGGTGCCAAGGCTGTAGGCAATGTTGCATCACAAGGTGCCAAGGCAGTTGGTCAAGCAGCACAGGCCGGAGGCATGGCCGGTGGCGAAGCAGATCCAGCAGCGCAGGCTCAACAAGTGGCAGCTGCTAAAAAAGAAGTGCAGGATCAAATCAAAGCCAAGCAACAAGAACTGCAACAACTACAACAACAATTGGCACAAATAAAATGAGATTTTTTGAATTTGTAGACACCGACGTTAACCTTGACAAGTTTGTGATGATACTCAAAAATTTTGTAGGTAGATCATCCTCTAAAAAGCAGGCGGCCAAGTTGAATTGGAAGAGTCTACAGCAGATTGCAGACCGTAGTGGATTTGAAATGGGTGCTGACTATGAAACTTTCAAAAGCATCTACGATTCCAGTCCGATTGTTCAAAGTCTAGTAAAGAATTTTAACGCAGATGGCATTGAACTAAATGTGCCAGGCACTGACAAAGATACCCAAACTCCCATCAAGCAGGGGCAGACCAGCCAAGACGCAGTGGACAAAATGGCAGCTTCGGCTGCTCCCCAACAATTAGCCGCTCAGGCTTGACAACTTGATTTAAATCCTGTAATATATACAGGATGACTACAATTTTTACTCCTCCACCGTTCATTGAACGTATCCAATACAAAAACTGCAAACAGATCAACGATCCTGTTACACGCAAACGAGTATATCTAACACCCGACGGCGAAAGCCTTCCAAGCGTGACAACTATTCTGTCAGCCACCAAGGACATGACACATTTGAATGAATGGCGGGATAAGATTGGACATGCCAAAGCACAGCAGATCACCACAGAAGCTGCTGGAGTAGGCACAGCCATGCATGCTAACCTAGAAAGATTTGTTGTTGGTGAACAACGACAGCCCGGCAACGCACCTGTGCATGTTCAAGCCAACAAGATGGCCGATGTTATCATTGAGAATGGTCTCAGCAAAGTCAGCGAAGTATGGGCCATGGAGCAGAGTTTATATTTTCCAGGACTGTTTTCAGGCACCACTGATCTAGTAGGTGTGCATGATGGCGAACCCGCAGTAATGGATCACAAGCAGACCAACAAGCCCAAGAAAGCAGAATGGGTGGAAGATTACTATCTACAACTGATGGCCTATATATTAGCACATAATGAAGTCTACGGCACAGACATTCGCAAAGGTGTTATCTTTATGTGTAGCCGTGCTTTTGAATATCAACAGTTTACACTAGAACCTAAAGACTTCAACAAGTGGCAAGATGCTTGGCTTACAAAGGTAGAGGAATACTATGCCCTAGGAAGATAAATACTCTATAGAACATAGAGGATACCAAAGTGGCCGTTGTCCAAATCTCGAAAATCCAGGTCAGAAGAGGCCAAAAAAACTCCAACAGTGGCATTCCACAACTAAGCTCTGCTGAATTTGCATGGGCAGTAGATTCGCAAGAACTGTTCATAGGCAATGGTAGCGTATTAGAAGGTGCTCCGTATGTGGGCAACACCAAAGTTCTCACAGAACATGATAACATACTGGAACTAGCATCTAGCTATCAGTTTGCCAGCGATGACACAGCCATCACTCTCAGCGTGTCAAGAAGTTTACAAAGCAAGATAGACGAAACAGTGAGTGTAGCAGATTTTGGTGCTGTGGGAGATGGCAGC